GGCCTCGGCAGCCAGCAGGTACAGGTCAGTCGGCAGGGTGCTCGGCACCTCTTGGAACAGCTTGGTCCACGAACGCTGGGTGGGGTTAGACATACGAGCAGGGTCGAAGTCGTTGAGCAACTGCGGGCGCAGTCGCAGGAACGCAATACCCATGGGGTCCAGACCGATCTCCATGGCGTGGATGCACCAGTCGTCCAGAGACGTATCGACAGGCACGTTGTACATACGGTCAGCGAGGTGGCTGAGTAGCTGCTTGGCACCAGCCCGATCCTCAACACGGTTAGATGTTGTCACGATACGAACCTGCGGGTCCAGTTCGAATGTCGGGGTCTTGCGGTCGAGGACAAACCCAGCGGCCCATGTCTGCATGTCAGTGCCGGACTGAGCCAGTTCTTCGAGGATAATCAGGCCGGGGCCAGTACCCTTGCGGAATTTGTACAGTATGTCGGTGGGCCGGAACACTGTGGTGCGTGCGCTGCCGTCGCGGTCAGCGGATATGTCGTCGATCTCCGGCACACCAGTGAAGTCGGTGGTCTCGAAGTGTGTGAGGTTAAACATACCCACGCGGTCTGCTGGAATATCCAGCTCGTCAGCCAACTGCAACGCAGCGGCAGATTTACCCATGCCGGGCTTGCCGATGAAGTTAAACACCGCCGTGGGCGATACGCGCAGGACGCTTGCAGCCAGTTCTTTCGCTTGTTGAATAGAAGCCATGGTTGTTTCCTTTCTGAAGGGTTGGTTGGCTTGGTGGGTGATCGGGTGTGTGCAGGTCCGTGCAGGTTGGTTTGTGTCTACACGTTAGCACATGTGAGTGAGGTGTCTACCAGATAATTGGTATAACAAGGATCGCGGCAGCCAGTGCTATGGCTCCAGCGCATTCCATGTATGTTTTGCGAACGCGGTCGCGCAGGGTGTCGCATTCAATATGTGCATCAGCCAGTTTTGCTGCTGCAATCTCCACTGTTCGGGCGCTGGCTAGTGACATGCTGATTATGCAGGTTTCCAGAGCCTCTTGGTCGCCGTCGAGTTCTTCGATGAGTTGTCTGGCGTGGTTGTGCAGTTCCCGGCGCTGATGAGTCGTCAGGCGGAAGTAATTGGGGTGTATGCCTACGGGTACTGGTATGGTGTCGGTGTCTGCGGGGTTCGATGTGCTCATGTGTTAGCATCCATGTTGTGTGACGTGCGGTGTGTGATGCGCGGCACGCCGCGTCACGAGTGGAAGCCAAAGTGTCCACCGTTGGGGGACTCGCGGTCAACATGCCAGATCGCTCCGATAACATACCTCACGGGGCCGTCGGGTGTCTCGCGGTAGTAAGCTGTCATTTCCACGTCAGAGGTCGCAGAGAAAATCTCACAGTACGCGTATGACATGTTCCACGTGGCGAGGTATCCAAGGGCGCGATTGAGTTCGTTGTATCCAGTGACCTCGGCGTAATTGGTGCGGGTGTTGGCATCCATGTGAATGGTTGTGGTGCGTGTCTCGGCCATTGTGGTTGTCCTTTCTGTGGTTGGTTGGGGTTTGTGTTTACGTGTTGACACCATGGGGGAACGGTTGTAAGCTGCGGATGCAGCTTACAACAGACGGTGCCGGTGAAACGGGTCTGTTACGCGGGTTTATCCAGAGATTGTGGTGTAATGTAACACGAGTTGGGCGCTTTTGGGCCTATTGTAACTTTTCTAAAAAAAAAGTTACGCGGGAAATGTAATTAAATCAATGGGTTACGGGGCCGCGTAACTTTGTAACACATTTTTTGAGAGTAAGACAGTTTGTCCGTTTTTGGTGTCGCGCGGCTCGGCGCGGGTACATCGTTCCAAAAAGAAGTAAAAACCCCAGAGGTGACTCTATATACGCGTTACAGTGCTACAAAGTTACAATACAATGTATAAATATATATATAAATAAGGGGTTTCGTGGTGTTTTGGCCTATTGTAACTTCTTAAAATGGGTGTTTTTGGAAAAGTTACGCGTTACGCCACAACACCACATTCTTGGATATATGGTGTTGACAGGTCAGCACATCGGTTGTAAGCTGCAATAGCAGCTTACAACAGCACCCCGGTTGGGTGAGAGACTCAGAGAGCGGCGACAGCTTCCCCCACACTGGAGAACTTGGCGACATACGTGCCGTCACGCTTCGCGTGGAACCAGACACCCCCCACTTCCACGATCTTCACGTCATTGAGTTTGTGACGCATGGCGCAGGTTGCCACGAAGTTGGCGGTCTTAGTCTTGCGGTCGATGGCGCGGCGTGTGATGAGTCGTCTGCCACCCACACGTCCACTGTCCTTGGTCATGGGGTACTTTTGCGTCAGCACGGTTAAACCTCCTGAGTGTTAGAGTGAAAGCACGACAACCCCCCGCACATGGTGCGCGAGGGGCTGGCATAGTCTCACTGGGTGGTGACGTGTTAGCAGATTATTCCGCAGCGATGGCAGCAGGGTTGAACTCGTTGGGTTCGCGGCGCGGTGCTGCGTTGGCGCGGACGCGCTTCTCGTTGGCTGCGATGAGGGCGGTCTTCACCTTACCCATGGCGAGTGCGATGGCCTCACCGGAGATGGTCAGGGGCTTGTCGTCCTTGGACGCCTTCTCGATCTGCTTGGCGAGAGCCTCAAGGCGCTTGGCCACGTCCAGCGCGTTCACGATCTGCTCTGCGGTGTCCTCCTTCACGTACCACTTGCGCTCTGCGAGCAGGTACTCAGCGCACTCAGCGCCATCCTTGAACGCCTCCTGCTCGCGCATCTCGTTGCGAGCCTTCTTGTCCAGCTTGTACGTGCCATCCTTCTGGAGCATGGCGAAGCCGAACTCCTTGATCCATGCGGCCATCTGCTTGCGAGCCATGCCGGATGTTGCGTCGAACAGACGTGTGAAGTTTGTCACGTCGCCGTGCTCAAACGCGTGGCCAGCAGAGTGACAGAGCACAATGTGAATGTCCTCACGAAGTGTCTTGGTCGTCGTTGCGATGCCGCTGATCTTGGATGTGAGTTCGGCCTTGGTCAGAAGTGCGAATGTCATGATTGAACCTTTCTAGGTTAGAGTGCCAAAACAGAACACACCGCACAGGATGCGCTCTGCAATGACACAAGGTGCGGATCAGGCGTGTTTACACGATGAGTCGTGAACGGGTTGGCCCGTTACGCGTGCCGCACACAATGTGTCATGCGCACAATACGTCCCAAGGCTGTCTAACCACATCACACTGCTAGGGTGTGCTTCGTTAGGGACGACGTGTTACGTACCACACGCGGGGCTGCATACGACGGTCCGGTTCCACGGGCGTCCGTCTACTATTCGGTTTTCACACCACCCTAGCCTTCGCTGGCTTCCATCGGGCTGCATATCTGGCCTGATACCCCACACGGCACAGTTGGGCCGCGTATCTTTTACGCGCGGTGGGAAGCGCGGGCTACGTCTGGTCACGTGTCGGCACATGCGTCCGACCGCTATCCTGACTGACCTATGGACTGGTTAATTTGTTACTGGTTACATCTATGGCGCGGGGTATGCAGGGGGTGGAGTGGGACCGAGGGGGGAGGGGGGGTGCGCCCCCGCTTAGGTATCGCGTACATCGCAACCCAAAATTTGACCCTTTTTAACCCACCAACATCTCACCAGTTTAATAAACAACACCCACCCATTGACGCAAACGTGCTTACGCGTTAGCTTTTTATCGCATGGCACAACAGGTCGATAAACTTACGGACAAAGCACTGGCTGAAAAGCCAATCCTGTCCCGTGGACAACTCAAGGAAATTGAGGAAGACCCCTCGAAAATTGAGATCGTCGCCCGCCTTATGGGGGCCGTTAACTTGGATAACCTGTTCCGCCACATGCAGAACCCCAGCGTCAACACGCAGGCAAAGATCGAGTTTCAAAAGCTGCTCAACAAGATGGGCAAGCTGGAACCGGAAGAAAAAGCCGACACTGGCGGTGGACCCCAAGTTGTCATCAACATCACAAGGGCCAAAGACCATGATACAGGGGTCACAATCGAGGGCCGCACGCTTGAGGCGTAAAGTCTCGGTCGCTTGGGAAGAACGATACTGCGCCAACACAGCATCCGTGGAGGAGTCCATCCACGTTGTTCCGCTGGATGATCTTAAAGACCACGACCACACCGGGGAGTGCTGGTGCAACCCGGAACCTGAATATGACAACCCGGTAATGGTATACATCCACAACTCACTGGATGGGCGGGAGCTGGAGTTCCACTGATGCACCAGATCGACTTTGAGGTGATAGAAAGCCTCGACGGCTTCTTTTACTCAGAGAAATTCATTTCGCTTGCCATCGGCCCAGTTGGATCGACCAAGACCACTGCTGGCATTATGAAAATCCTGCACCATGCGGCGCAGATGGCCCCATGTAAAGATGGCGTGCGACGGTCTCGCTGCATCTGGGTCCGAAACACACGAGAGCAGCTGCGGGATACCTCCATACCGGACTTCCTGAAGTGGATACCTGACGGTATTATGGGGACGTTCCTCAAGACTGAATACAAGTTCGTCATCAGAGTTGGGGACATCGAGTGCGAAGTGCTGTTCCGTGGTCTGGATGACCAGAACGACGTCCGGCGTCTGCTGTCGCTACAGGCGAGCTTCATCATTTTTGACGAATTTCGGGAAATCCACCCGGATATTTACAACGCTGCCCAAGGCCGTGTGGGGCGTTATCCTGACAAAATGATGAACGGTGTTGGTTGTAAGACCGACGACGGTAGGCCGAACGCTCATTTGTGGGGCATGACAAACCCGCCAGACGTGGATACGTTCTGGGAAGACCTCATCAGCAACCCGCCGGAGAACGTACACATAACGATCCAGCCTAGTGGCCTCTCGCCGGAGGCGGACTGGACGAAATTCTTGCCGGACGACTACTACGACAACCTCGCTCACGGAAAAACAGAAGACTGGATCGACGTCTACATCCACGCGAAATTCGGCAAATCACTGTCTGGACAGCCGGTTTTCAAGGCGTTTGACCGGTCTGCGCATGTGGCGAAGCACGAGATTACCCCGATGTTTGCCTCCACACCTCTGCTGATTGGGGTGGATGCGGGTCTGACACCCGCTGCCGTAATAGGCCAGCTGTCCTACGACAACAGGCTCGTGGTGTATGACTCGCTCATATCGGAAGACATGGGTGCTCTGCGGTTCATACAGGAGAGGTTGAAACCACTACTGACTAACAAGTTCCCCGGACGCAGCGCGATGGTTATCATCGACCCTGCTGCGTTTCAGCGAGTGCAGACAGATGAGCGGACTGTAGCGGACATCTACCGGTCTGAGGGGTTCATGCTGAAACCAGCGAAGACTAACGCTGTCGCGGCGCGTATTGCTGCCGTAGAGAAGTACATGACTCGCGTTGTCGATGGGAAGTACGGGTTGGTGATCGACCCGACGCACGCGAACTCTCTGATTCAGGCTCTGGCTGGCAAATACCGATACAAGATCAACACGAAGGGTGTGAAGGACGAGAAGCCGGAGAAAAGCCACCCTTGGTCGGACATCGCGGATGCGTTCCAGTACCTGTGTCTGCACGCTGACGGCGGCGAGACGTTCGGTGGGACTATAACAGACCAGCGCCGCGAGGTTGTCAAGGTGGCGTCCAACGGCTGGACCTGATATGTTGACGTGTTAACAGATTACTACTACTCTACACATGACGTCACATGCGAGATAACTCATGCAGCTTGGCCCAGCCCTGATCCCGGTAGCCCGAGCCTCCGACCTTGAGGCCATGGCGCAGCGCGAGTCTGCGGAGAAACAGAACACCCCACTGATACAAGGTTTGGCTGCTCACGTCCGACACCGGTGGGAGGTGATGCGGGATCACAAAAAAGAGGAAATCGAGCCTCGGCTGACACAGTGCCTCCGCGCACGCAACATGGAGTATGACCCCGACAAACTGGCGGCTATCAAGCAGCAGGGCGGGTCGGAAATCTACATGGGGATCGTATCGTCGAAGTGTCGGACTGCTACGGCGTGGTTGCGCGATACTCTGCTTGGCACCGGTGTCGATAAGCCTTGGTCTCTGTCGGCCACTCCGATCCCAGAAGTCCCGCCAGATGTGGCGCAGGGGATGCAGCAGATTTTTGTGCGGAACCTCACCCAGTATTATGCGGAGGGTAATCCCCAGCTCGACCCGGTTGAGCTTAAACGCCTTGTGTCCGAGATGAAAGACACCGCGCTGCGGGCCTTGAAAGAGGACGCCGAGAAGCGTGTTGGGCGCATGGAGAAAAAGATGGAAGACCAGCTCACTGAGGGTGGGTTCGTCAAAGCCGTCTATGAGTTCACGAATGACGTGGCGACATTTCCATACGCCGTGTTGAAGGGGCCGGTGCCTCGAAAGCGCAAGGCGATGCAGTACGTACAGGGCGGCATGATCGTCGGTGAAGTGCTGCGCGACGAGTGGGAACGCGTTGACCCTTACAAGTTCTACTGGGCACCGTGGGGTGACGACGTTAACAACATGCCCGTTATCGAGCTGCACCACCTGACACGTGAGGACATCGAAGCGATGATCGGCGTCGAAGGGTATGATGAGGCGGCGGTTAGGGACATACTGATTAACTTCGGTATTGGGTCGTTCGAGTGGTTGGACCATGATGACTCTGAGATCGAGAGTGCCACAGGTAAAGATTTCGACGACGCCACGTCGGACGTAGTAACTGCGATCCAGCTCTGGGACTCGATACCGGGCAAACTGCTGCTTGAGTGGGGTCTGGACGAGGCCGAGATCGAAGACCCGCAGTTGTCGTACCCCTGTGAGGTGTGGATGGTTAACAACGTCGTCATCAAGGCGGTGTTGAACTACGACCCGCTGAACCGGAAGCCGTACTACGTTACATCATACGAGAAAGTTCCGGGGCGGCTTGACGGTAATGGCGTTGCTGATCTGTGTATGGACGCCCAGAACATGTGTAACGCAGCTGCGCGTGCGCTGGCTAACAACATGGGTATTTCCTCCGGCCCGCAGGTAGGGGTTAATATCAGCCGCTTACCCGCCGGAGAAGACATCACGCAGATGCACCCGTGGAAAATCTGGCAGTTCCGGCAGTCGGACTACAACGATGCTTCGCCGCCCATGACGTTTTTCCAGCCACAGTCTAACTCGCAGGAGCTTATGGCGGTGTTTGATCGTTTCATGGCTATCGCCGACGAAGTGTCGGGTATTCCGCGCTACATGACCGGTGAGCACGTGCCGGGGGCAGGGCGAACGTCGTCCGGCCTGTCGATGCTGATCTCGAACGCTGGCAAGAGTATCAAGCAGGTGATCGGGAATATCGACCACGACGTGATTACCCCGATGCTGGAGCGGCAGTACCAGCGCAACCTGCGCTATTCTGATGATCCGGAGTTGGTAGGCGACGTGCAGATCGTCGCTAAAGGTGCGATGTCGCTGGTGGTCAAAGAGGCTGAGGCGGTTCGCAAAAGCGAGTTTCTCCGACTTGTTCTGGAAAGCCCTGTTGCACAGCAGATCGTGGGTATGCCGGGTACTGCTGAACTCATGCGTGACATGGCAGGAAACCTGAACATGAACGTAGATAAACTGGTCCCAACACGAGATCAGATGATTAAGCAGCAGCAAGCTCAGCAGATGGCCATGATGGCTCAACAGCAAGCCATGCAGGAAGCTGCGATGTTGCAGGAAGACGGGTCTCAGGTGGGCGGGCGAGAGTCCAACTTCGTAAGTCCACGGCCTAACGGGGCTTAGAAACACAGTAGAAAAGTAATATCACGTGAAAAAACCCACCAAAAAGGCCGCAGCGTTCAAGCCGTGCAAAGGGTGTCCCGCGCCAGCCAAGTGTAAGGCTGCAAAGAAGTGCATGAAAAAACGGTAAAGGCCGCTTGTCGCGCTATATGTTGACACGTTAACACATGAAATGTAGCTTACTCACATGATTGACCTTAACACCGCCGACAGACAGTCGGTTCAAGCCCTGAGCAGACTCAGGGAGCCGGAGCTGGAAGCGGTGTTGAGGTTGCTGAGTTCGGAAGCGAACGAGGCGCAGCGAAAACTGGTGAAAGCAGGCGACATGGTGACGATCCACCGCTTGCAGGGCCGAGTGGAAGCATTTGAAGATTTGCTGAGGGCAGTCGAGGATTCGCCCAAGGTACTAAACCGCGCGTGAGCGCATACGAGAAGCACACCATGATGGGAGCAGCATACGACCCGCGCTGCACAACAGAGTTGGTGCTTTGAGGAGATAAAAATGGCGTTGCCGAAACAGGTTCAAGCACAGCTTGATGAAGTCGAAGAACTTGAAAAGCGGATGAAGACCCCGCTCAAGGAGGTTGTTGCCTCTGACGAGCCGGATACCGAGACCGAAAAGCAAGAGGCTACGACTGAAAAAGCGACTAAACCCGTTGAAGTTAAGCCAGCTGGCACGTCTGCTCCAGATGTAGAGGAGACTTTTGAGCACAAGTACCGGACCTTGCAGGGAAAGTACGACGCTGAGGTTCCGCGCTTGCACCATCGAGTCAAGGAACTGACTGAAAAGCTGGACGAATTGAGCACCAAGCTCGTCGAGCTGAGTAAGCAAGAGACTTCGACGAAGGTGGAGGAGGAAGTCAGTTATGTAACCGATGCTGATCGGGAAGAATTTGGCGAAGAACTCATCGACGTTCAGCGCCGTGTGGCTAAGGAAGTTGCCCGCGAGTATGACAAACGCCTGCAAGCGCAGGAAGCTGTCATCGAGGACTTGAAAAAGCGCCTCGGGGAGACTGACGGAAAAATCGGCCACATGACGTTTGCTCAGAAACTAGCGCACCTAGTTCCTGACTTTGAGCAAGTCGATAACGACCCCCGGTGGATCGCATGGCTCGACGAGCATGATCCAATTTTGCGGGGGCCGCGCAGGGTTCAAGCTGCACAGGCATACAACGCCGGTGATGCGGAAGCCGTGGCTCACTATGTGAGCCTGTTCAAGCAGACCATTGCCGATACACCGAAGTCTGAGAGCACGAAACGCCAGTCTGAACTCGAAAAGCAGGTTGCGCCGAACCGTTCCGCCAATTCATCGCGGACTCAAAGCGCAGGTCGAGACTCCAAGATTTATTCTGCCGGTGAAGTGAAGGCAGCTTGGGACAAGATCAGGGTTTTGAACACGCGAGGAAAAGTGGACGAGGCGGCCAAACTTGAAGCTGAATTGACGACTGCGTACCTCGAAGGTCGCGTGCGAGCATAAGTGCTAACACGTAAGCAGTCGTTGGACCCAACTATGTAGGAGGCCAAAATGGCTGTTTTTCCCACCACTGGTGATTTTACCACCAGCCCCGAATACTCCGGCGGTTTTATCCCGCAACTCTGGTCGAACAAGCTGAACGCGAAGTTCTACGTGAGCACCATGATGACTGAGATCGCCAACACCGACTGGGAAGGCGAGATCAAGAACCAAGGCGATACGATCCGCATCCGCACCGCACCGTCGATCACCATCCGTGATTACGGCGGCGCTGGTTCCAGCCTGACGAGTGAAGTACCGGCCCCGATCTACACCGACATGCAGATCAACAAGGGCAAGTATTTCAGCGTGCAGGTCAACGATGTGCTCGCACATCAGGCCGACATGGACTTGATGAACATGTTTACCGATGACGCAGCGAAGCAGCTGAAGATCGCCATCGAAAACGAAGTGTTCTTCCAGTGGTTCGTGACGGAAGGTGCTGCGGCTGCGAACGCCGGTGCCACCGCAGGTGCCCTGTCGGCTAACTACAACCTCGGTACGGATGTAGCCCCGATTGACCAAGCGACTCCGAAAAATGTTCTCGACGCGATCCTCCGCATGTCTGCGGCGCTCGACGAACAGAACGTGCCGGAAGATGGCCGCTGGCTGATTATCACCCCATACGACCGTCAGCTGCTGATGCAGACGGACATCGCGCAAGCGTACTTCACTGGTGATGCGGCTTCGACTATCCGCACCGGCAAGATCGGTATGCTGGACCGTTTCTCGGTCTACGTGTCGAACCTGCTGCCACGCGGTGAAGCCGGTAAGGCTCTGGTTCCGGGCCTGTCCGCGACGTCCACTGGTGGCGCGGTAACCAACGCAAAGGCCCGCCGCGTGATGGTTGCTGGCACCAAGCACGCTTGCTCGTTTGCTTCGCAGATCAGCAAGACAGAACCCCTCCGCAACCAGACAGACTTCGGTGACATCGTTCGCGGTCTGGCTGTCTACGGTCGCAAGGTTCTGAAGCCGGAAGCCATGGTGACTACTCTGGTCGGCTCGGCAACATAAGCCTGAACTAAAGGGGGCTACGGCCCCCTTAACCACACAGAGGATACATCCATGGACCCGTGGAAACTTATCGAACTTACGCAGGCTGAGATCGCCTGTAACCGAGCCACAGCCCGCATCGACGGCAAGCTCGTCATCATCGCTCGCATGGGTGAGGCGGAGATGCAGCTGACCGAAGAAGGCGAACAGATTGCAGCCGCGCTCAACGAGCAAAGCTCCACCAAACAGAAAAAGGCAAAAGCGCCTGCTTCTGACGCATAATAGAGGGACGTGAAATGTCTGTTGTCCGCGTCATTGACATTATCCGCCGCGTTGAAGACGTCCTTCAGGACAGCAACGTGCGTTGGCCCCGGATTGAACTTCAGAACTGGCTCAACGAAGCGTATCACGCCATCACTCTCGTCCGCCCGGACGCCACGGCGAAGGCTGAAAGTTTTACTTGTGCGGCAGGTACCCGGCAGGTTCTTACTGCCCAGCACCCATCGGCGTTGCGCCTTCTCGACGTCACCCGAAATCTGGCCTCGGGTTCAAACAAGCAAGCTGTGCGCCTCATCCAACGTAGCGTCCTAGACGACCAGCGACCCGCATGGCACTCGGAAACCGGAACAGTAGACATCCAGCACTGGATGTTCGACGCCCGACAACCGAAAGAGTTTTTTGTGTATCCGCCCGCTCTGGCGACTACAGAACTCGAAGTTGTGTTTGCGGACACGCCCGGTATCCACTCACTCACTGAGTCCCAGCTGGACCCTAGCGGCTCTCAGGCCGATGTCATTTTGCTTGACGACATCTACATGTCTCCGATCATCGACTGGGTTCTGTACCGTGCGTACTCCAAGGACGCCGAGTACGGCGCTAACGAGGCTCGCGCTACTGCCGCGTACCAAGCGTTTAACTCCGCACTCGGGGTGAAAGCGCAGGTTGACTCAGCCAGCAATCCGGTTGACGCGAGTTCGGTGAGCGGCGTCTAAGATGGCTGAGCCGTGGAGAACCTTTTACCCGCACGTGCAGCCGCACGTTCCCGGTTGTCCGGAGGTGACGATAAACTATCACCTTCAGACGGCTGCGGAGAACCTGTGCAAACGTGCTGAAATCTGGCGGGATGTACTAGGTCCAGAAGTGACTGAAGCCGGGATTGGCGAGTATAAGGTCTCCACGTTCGGGCAGTCGCGTTTGGAAAATATACCGGCGCTTTACTTGGACGGCGCTAAACTCCACCGAGTAGCTGACCTGTACCACACGGAGTCACCAGACTACCCACACGGAAAACCTCTGCGTTTTTCGGTCTATGGGGATGAGACAGTTAAGTTTTTCCCAACACCGGACGCAGAATACACGTTCCAAGGCACGATGGTCTTGACACCAAGTGCGAGTGCATCCGGTGTTCCGGACTTCATCTACGAAGACCACCAGCAGACTGTCACTTATGGCGCTCTGGCCACTCTAATGGCTACCCCCCACAAAGAGTGGAGTGATGCAGAGCGGTCTACTTACTACAACGCGAAGTTCTGGAAATGTGTGGACGATGCCAAGGGGCGCGACACAAGACGATCAAACCTTACGGTGGCGATGAGGCCACTGGCCTGAAACCATAGCAGCAGGAGTTAGATATGGCTTTCCTCGGAGATCGGGTTTTCGACAACGGCCTCACCGTGTTGGATACCGAAGCAAATGCAATCCACATTACCTCGCAGGAGGCGGTCGATTACGCCGGTGCTACTTCAACCCACACACTGGGAAATAGCACTTCCCTGTCTGTTGGAGCGCCAGCAGACCGGTCTGGCGGCGGTCGGGAAGTGACTGTAGCTGCGATTACAGACGGCTCGGTTACAGGCACCGGAACCGCAACGCACTACGCCATCGTGGATACAGTGAATAGCCGTCTACTCGCCACCGGCGCTTTGACAGCTTCACAGGGTGTCAGTTCAGGCAACACGTTCACCCTCGGATCGTTTACAATCGGCATCCCAGACCCTGCCTAATTTGAGGTTCTCTCATGGTCAAACTCGTCAACCGCGCCAAGATGTCTACTGCCACCACTGGCACAGGGACCATCACGCTTGGCTCCGCTGAAAGCGGCTATCAGTCATTTGCTGATGCTGGCGTGGCTGACGGGGAGACCGTGCGTTACGTCATTGAGGACGGCACGGCTTGGGAGATTGGTACAGGCACCTATACAGCGTCTGGAACCACTCTTAGCCGTACTGTCACTGAAAGCAGCAACTCAGACGCGGCAATTAACCTGTCTGGGTCTGCTGTTGTGTTTGCTACTGCTGCTGCTGCTGATGTGATGAATACGACAAATCCAGCGGTTACGGCTGGAACGATAACGGAAGACGTATTTACCATAACGGGCGGCGACCCGGACATATCTCCCAACAACGGCTCTGTGCAACTCTGGACGCTTACTGGAAACGATGAACCAGAAGAGGGGGATTGGGCCGCAGGTCAAGCGATCACGCTGATGGTTGATGATAGCACTGCGTACACGATTGACTGGAGCCAGATAAGTGTCACATGGGTGAACAATGGCGGTTCCGCACCTACGCTGGCGACATCTGGGTATACAGTCATTGCTTTGTGGAAAGTCGGATCGACGCTCTATGGGGCGCTTGTCGGGGACGGCACCTGATGTTGTGGCATAAGGTTCAGGGCGCTGGTGGGTTTGGCGCTGGCGACCCATTTTTTTCTGACGTGAGCCTGCTAATTCAAGGCTCTATATCAGACCAATCTGATTATAATCACAGTGTATTTACCTACGGCAGCGTCTCGCTGTCTTCGAAGGAAACAAAATTTTCGGCTAATAGTGTGTATTTCGTTGGAACGGATGACGTAGCGTATATTCCAGACAACAATGCGTTTAGCTTTGGCTCTGGTGATTTCACGCTTGAAACATGGATTTACCCTACGCGCACAGGTGCAAATCAACGATTTTT